ATAATGATTTTACATTTTTGATTAGGTTTCTTTTACTAACTTCATTATCTAATACTTCAGGTAAAGTTGCTAAAAATTCATTTCTAAAATTATTTAAAAAAGATTCAATCGCTTTATCGGGGTCTCTGAAGTTTACAAGGTCTGAAATATTTTGAACTGGTTGTGGTCTGTAATTAACTATTGTAGCAGAAGCTTTTGAGTCTTGTCCTTCAATAATTTCATTTGTAATAAATTTATCATTAGCAGATATTATTAATCTACCATTTGTTAAGTCTTCAGTTAAAACACTTGCTGTTGCACCTGAAGTTAAACCTTTTACTATTTCACCTACGGTAAATTTACCATAAGTAGTTTCTTCTAATAATATTTTATCGTTTTCATCAAGAGGTGTTTTTGCACTACCTATTCTTGTTGCGTCAAATACAATATTATTTTCTTGACCTGTTTCAGTCTCAATTAAAACACCAACGGTGTTTTGTACATCTTTAACTTTTAATTCTGCTGATTCTAATAATTGATAATAGACTTTAAGAAACTCGGCAAACTTTGGGTGTTCAGATACAACGAACTCTGGAAGTTGATTGTTAAGTATCGTTGAGATTTTTTCATTAAACTTTGCCATTAATCATTAATAACTTGATGATGTTGTGTAACCTACACCTGCCTCAGCAGAACCACCAACAAAACTATCCTCTTCTACACTAATTAAAGAATTTGCTACATCTATTTCTACAATCTGGTCTCTTACTGGTACAACATCATTAGAAGCAGGTACCACGGTGATTTCAATAATTGTTGAAGCCGCACCTCTGATATTAGATATTGAAGCAATGTTTAAAGAATTTAAAGTTACCTGACCTGTTGCATAATCAATTGTACCTTGCGTGTTGTTTGCATAAGTTTTAACACCTGATACTAGGAAAAATCTTCTTACATTTCCATTACCATCATCATCTAAAAATTGTTCAGCGTCTGAACCTGTAACCTTAAAACCAGTTGAAGATAAAATACCACCTGAAGCCATATTGTGACCTGAATGTGGATTATATAATGCATTTCTAAAATATACATTATAAGCGGCCGAAGCTGCAATTGAAGGAGAGAAAGATTTTCTAATTTTTAAAGTTGTTATATTAGATAAAATACTTGCGTCTGTATCATCAATTAGTCCTGTAATTTTAGAATGTCTGAATACACTATCAAATTTTTGTAGTGTGCCAGTATTGTAATTAGTTATTGTAGATATAATATCTGCTCTTAAAGTATCTTTAGATTTAGTTGTTGCTTTTGCGTCATACTTAGCATTTGTAGTTAATAAAACTGAAGTTATTTCCGGGTCAACTATTTCAGGTTTTACTGAAGCAACGTTAAATGGTTTTAGTCCGTTTACTATATCTAATTTTGTTTGGTCTGTTAATGTAGAACCAGAACCTGGTTTAATTGCTATCTTAACAATACCATATCTTGGCGTTTCATCATCTTCACCACCCCAAGCACTTACTGATAATGCATTAGGGTAAATATTTTTTACAAGTGTTTCGTAATCTGTTGTAGTTACCGCTCTGTCTTGAGCCGCAAAATTTAAAGGCGCATTAAATTTAACTGATTCATTATCTTCAGCTTCTGAACCACCTTGAGAACTAGAATTAGTTGTTATGGTAACATCTGTAAAACCACCAACACTACCTTGTAAAGAAAATTTATTTGCACCATTTGAATCTGTTTTGTTTGTTACCACATATTCTAAAATTACAACGTTACCGTTTTCTAATTTTTTACCGGTAACACCATCACCAAAATAAACTTCAAATTTACCGTCTCTTTGTTCTTGTATGAAATATACTTTTGTATCTTTATCTAAACCTGTATAACCAGTTGATAAAGAATAGGCAGCTAATGTTGTATCTTCGGCAGAATTTTGTACTGATACTTTTAATGTTGAAGTATCTGCGTTTGCATTTGGTATAATAAACTTTTGGTCAACATCTGTCTCATCAACCGTATATTTAAATTTAACTAAAGTACCTTCAAATATAGATACGTTTGAAAAAGTAAAAACACCATCTTTTGGTGTAGTTGTAATATCATCATTTGTAATATATTGATAAGTTGTATCGTTTACGCTTGTGGAAAAAGTTGTACCTTTTGCCATAGTGATAGAAGTACCTGAGCCGTTATTAACAACAACATTTATTGCAGCTCTTGGTGCTCTTGGTGATGATGGTGTATAACCAATCATCTTTGCCAAAGATACAATGTTGTTTCTAATATCGGCACTATCTAGGTATAATTCGTTTGTTGACATATTGGCCAGATAGGCCATATAGTGAGTATTGTAAGATAATATATCTAATAGTATTGAAAGACCAGAACCTTCAAAATCATAATCTTGAAATTGAGTTTGACTTTGTAAAAATGATTTTAAATTTTGTTTTATATTAATAAAATCTAAATCTGATACCGTTAATTTTGCCATATTATCTTAACCTTTGTAAAAACGTGCTGACCGTTTGTGGTCCTGGTACACCAACTATATAAAAACTTATATCTACTACTAATCTATTATTATCTTGGTCATCATCTACATTTACACTTGTCAAATCAACTCTAGGCTCATAATTCTTTAAGACTTCAGTTATCTTATTTTGTAAGAATACTTTTGTCATAGGTGTAAAATTTTCAAACAATAATTCTCTTACACCACAACCTAATATTGGTTGAAATGGTCTCTCATAAAAATTAGTCTGTACTAGATTTTTTACTGCCCTTTTTATAGCAATTACATCTTCTACTGCAACGACATCACTAGTTACCAAGTTTCTTTCAAAGTTTAAGTCTATATCACTAAACTTTCTAATGTTTCTTTTAGAATTACTTTTAAATGCCGAGTCGTATTGTGCCATAACGCTAATATTTATATACTTTTACTAGCCGTTTGCGAAAACATTTGGCGAACCACTTATCATATTGCCTGCGTCTGCACTATCACCTATTCTACCAACCTTAATACCTACTACAAACACGTTAGGCGAACCTGCATTTATGAATGCTACGTGGTCAGGACAAGGTGGTGCTGGTGGATTAGGGTGTGATACGGTTGGGTCGCCTACTCTTGCAACTAATATGTTATTTGCAAAAACGGTACCTTGACTTGGTGTGTCAAGTGTGGTCACACTAGTACATATGTGACCAGTTGTTAAACTATCACCTTTTCTAACGATTGCTGGCATATCTACTTTTTTCTTTTGCTTCTCTAGCTGCTTTTAGCGCCAATCTCTTTTTCTCTAATATTGCAGCTTCTCTAATTTTTCTACCAATTGGTATATTGATATAATGGCACATTTGTTTGCCTTTTTTACTAATATATTCAACTGCAATGGTTGATTCTTTAAAATCGCCTTGTACAGACATTGTAGCCTTCTTCAAACTCATTGCTTCTTTTTCTTTTTCATCGCCTTTTTCATTCCAAAACTTAAATATTCTCATTTTTGCCATTTTTTGCTCACTTTTTTTAAAATTGTTAAAATATGCAACGAAAATGAGCGTAAATTTTTTCGTCTTTCAACATTTTTAGCGCTGATTCGCTCTCATAAGAGAAAGACTCGCACTTTTCTTGTATTTTTGCACAGGAAACGCACAAAAAGAACGTAACCAGAACAAAAAAAGTTAAAAATCGTTGAAAATAAACGCTTTTTTTCGTCATTTTTCGCTTTTTTTCGCTTGCTTTTACTATTTAGTCGTGATAAGATGGACAAGTAAAATGAGAAAGGACACAAACACTATGAATACTATGTTTAAAAATGTAGATATTAAAAAACACGCTAATTTAATCAATAAAGTTGATTCTAAACTTGCTGAGATTAACTCTTTAACAAAAGAAGTTTATCCTAACAAAAATTTAGATGACGTTTTAGAGAAAGTTTTAGATAAAATTGAGTCCAACGATAATCAACAATAACAGAGAGAGAAAAACACTATGATAAAAACTATAATTTCTGCAACCTTGATATTTTTAGGTATTGCTATGATGGCTGGTTCTGCTGGCGATTGTGATGGTAAATGTGTAGAAAATGCAAATTCACTAATTGAAATGTTTATGTACGCTTTAGGCGGTATGGCATTGATGTTGTCAGGTGGATTTATAATGTTAAAAACTCAATAACTAATAGGAGAACACTATGATAAAAGTTGAAAAAACTGCAAAGACACTAGAAGATGGTATTAAAAACCTGATGGCTGGTGCTAAACAAGACTATGTAAGAATGTCTACCTCTGATGGTAGAAAAGAACTTACTGGTTATTCTTTAGAACAAACTAATAAATGGGATTCTAATACAAAAGTAATGCCTGGTAAAAAGTACATTAAAGTTGTACAAGAAAATGGCGTATTTTGTTTTATTGTAAAAGAAGACTTTAAACATTTTAAAAAAGGTGATATATTGAAAGCCGCTGGTTACAATGCGCCTGCTTTAAATTCTGCTAGAGGTAATGTACTTTCTGGTAATTATTTAATTCAATGGACTGGTCCATTATATTTAAAATAGGATAACACTATGTATAAAACACCTAGAGATAGACGTAGAAAAGTGTTTGAGCGGGTGGTAAACCCGCTCTTACTTAAACATTTAGTATCAAGACTAAATGGTTATACCGGCACTTGCATAGCTGCGAATATACCAATTAAGTATTTAAAATATTTCAAAGAAGTATCTGCTTCAAGAAGAGCAAAAAGTGTAAGATATAGATATAGAGGTAAATCAAAACCTAATTATTCAAGACCTCAATCTTTTTGCCATATGAATTACGCTGATACGTTCTCTGTCTATTACAGATAATTACCAGTTATTAGTTGACTTGGTTACTTTGTGTCCGAGTATCTTGCCTTTATTGGCTCCCTCTTTCACGGTATAACCTGACGTTCCGTTTCCATTTATATCAACTTCACTCCGATTGAACATCATTGCTTTTGCTCTGTCAAGTATGTTCTTCTCTTTGTTTCTTGCCTTAAATAAATGGGTGAATCTTTTTGTCATACACCCTCCTTTTTAAAGTTAGGTGCGTTCCTTCGGCGAATGCCTACTTCCGACCTTTACGGTTGAACGATATTAATTATTTATACTACCACTTACCTATCGGACAGGCTGATTTTCTTAACTTACATTTTACTTTCATAAAACACCAACACTCTTTACACATAAAAGTAGTCTTATTGAATCTATCACATTTAGCACAAATGTTAAATCTTGCTTGTGCTTCTTTCTGTTCTAAAAAAGGATTTAATGTATTAACTTTCATCTTCCTGACTTATAAACAAATCATAGTCAGGTTGTTCCGGATGAGTATTAGAATATTCTAAAGCATAATCAGGATAACTTGGTATTGAAACTTCTAAAGTTTTTTCATTTCTAATACCTTGTTCATCAACCCAAATATTTAAATTGTATGTTGAACCAGCGTCTGTATCAATGTGGTCAATTTCCATAAATTCTGTATCTGTTCTTATATAAGAACCTCTAGGAGAGGACGGCCTAGTTATGTTTGCAATCTCAACACCATCTTTTGTAATTGTACAACCAAAAGTTAGTTTATCAAATACAATACTATTTGCTGAACCATTTTTAAAACCCCAATGAATATATAAATCATCAAAGTTTAAATCACACTCTTCATCACGAAAAGTACCGTGTTCTAAATCAGATACTTCCCACTCTCTTGATGTTGTGTCAAATTTTACTTTTAATACTGCCATATTTTTCCTTACGGTGCAATCATATAAAATATAACTACTTTACCACCTGTTCCATTTGCGTTACCATAACCACCATCTTTTAGTGTATGTAGTACAGCGTCTGTATCTTGAGCTGAACTTGTACTATTAGATTGTAAAAATTGTTCTGCGTTTGACGGATAACCTCTACCGCCTCCGCCTCCACCTTTTCCAGAGCAATCACCACCTCCGTTAGACGCTTGATTTCCGCCGGCAAAACCGCCGCCTCCACCACCGCCTCCGGAACGGTCTCCACCAGGATTACTTCCTGCTCCACCATTATAATTTCCATCTCCTCTTCCACCGGCTGCGCCACCTGAAGAACTTGCATTACCACCATTTTCACCGTTTCCGCCACCCGAACCTCCTCGGCCGGCACCTCCACAACCTTCTCGTCCTCCTCCGCCGCCTCCACCTCCGGCAGCAACAAGAATATTTGATGTATCTGTATTACCTGAATCGTCAACTACGAAAGAACCTCCTCCGCCTCCGCCTCCTCCGGCAGAGCATCCACCAGGACCCGAAGACCAAGCACGGCCACCTGAACCTATAAATCCAGAACCGCCTCCACCTCCGGCGCCACACGACCCACAACAGCCGTGACCATTTCCTCCTCCACCACCTACTGATACTCTTAATGATGAATAAGGTCTAATATTAATATCCATTTTTCTAACGTAGCCGCCACCGCCTCCGTTATTACCAGATTGACCACCTCTTCCACCTCCACCACCGATACAAATAATACTTAATTTGCCTTCGGATCCTGGATTAGAAATTGTTAAAGTTTGTTCGCTACCTGTGTATGTAAATGAATGTGCTTTCCAAGTTGAGTTGTATTCAAAAGTTGATTCTGTTCCACCAGAGGCCTGAATTGGGGCGAAACCTCCTCTAGCTGCTAATAAATTATAATGAGTCATTATGCAAGTCCTGAACCACTAGCGTAAGCTTCAGTAGCAGATGTAAAAAATACGGTAACTAAACCATAGTTGTTAATCACTCTGTCACCAGTAGTAGTTTGACCTGCATTTCTTAAAGTTAGTCCTGAACCTTGAATAAGGTTTATACCAGCATTTGATGTGTTTGCGATTGTGATTGAATGACCAGCAGAAAATATATTAGCAGGTACGGTAACTTGAGCACTTGTATTAATATGTTTACCGTGGTCACTTAAAACTAAAGTATAAGCACCTGATTGTGTATTTCCTGGTACACTTCTAATTTCACCTTTATCGTCTGATAAAGAACCTGAAGCATTTGTTTGTGTTAATGTAGTACAAGTAATAGCACCTGAAACATTTAAAGGTTTTGAAAAATCAATCTGACTTTGTGATGAACCAATCTCATTACCATTAAAAGTTAAACTATCTATGTTTAATGCTGTTAATGTTCCTAATGAAGTTATGTTTGGTTGTGCTGCTGTTTGTATAACACCTGTTAGACTACCTGTAAAATTTGTTGCGTTTACGTTTGTTGCTGAAACGGTACCTACTGAAACGGTATCTGAACCTAAATTTAATTTTGCAGCTCTTATTGTAGAATCTGCAATCTTATCATTGGTAACTGCACCAGTAGCAAGTGTGTTTGTTTGTACTGCACCTGGTGATTCTGTTAATACAATATTACCTGATTGATTAGGAATTGTTATTGTATTATCCTGTGTAGGATTTGTGGCAGTCATTGTAGTTTCGTAATCATCTGGTGTAGAACCTTCAAATACAAAACCATTTTGTAATTGTACTAATGCTGTATCTACGGTTACCGTAGAACCTTGTACATTTAAATTACCTCTGACCGTTAAATCTGTTGTTGCGAAATTATCTGTGCCTGTATCAATAGCATTACCTACCTCACCAAAAGATTTGCTACCAACGTGTATTGTACCACTAGCATAGATGTGTCGCCAATTATCTGTTGATGTTCCTAAATCTACAGCCGCACTTGTTGGTTTTATATGTGAATCAAAACCTACTGCTGAATGACTTTGAAAATGTGTACCGAAATCGTTTGTGCTTAATTTATCTGTATCAACTGAAGTAAAAACACTCTGTATCTTTTGTGTCTCTACGTTGACCGCTTTTCGTAATCTTGGTCCAAAAAACGTTCTAATTGTTTGTGGTGTGTAAGTTGTCATATTACTATTTATATAATAAATATCAGTATGACTTATGTGGTAAATGAAAAATGTATTAAGTGTAAATTGATGGATTGCGTTGAAGTATGTCCTGTTGATTGCTTTTATGAGGGTGAGAATATGTTAGTTATTAATCCTGATGAATGTATAGATTGTGGTGTCTGTCAACCAGAATGTCCAATAGACGCAATTGTTCCTGAAGAAGAATCAAGTGGTCTTATGAAAAAAGTAAATGATGAGTATTCAAGAATATGGCCAAATATTACAGAGAATAAAGAGTCACCATTTGGCGATAAATTAAAAGATGAAAAAGATAAGTATGAGAAATACTTTAAAGATAATCTAAATGGCGAATGATGTACCACAGCCACACGAACTTGTCGCTTTTGGATTATTAAATTTAAACATAGATTCAAAATCATCATAACTATAATCTAATTCTAAACCCATAAGATACAATTCATAATCCCTACTGACTAAAAGTACATCATCAACCACAACGTCATTTCTTCGTTCTTCGTTGTCAAAACTCCAATGATAATTAAAACCAGCACAGCCGCCACCTTTAATATCGAGTCTAACAAATTTTTTACCATTCTTGTCCCTCAATTCTCTTAAACGTAATAATGCATTATCTGATAATTTTATCATACGTCTTTAGTCTCCATTCTGCCTGTTAATATGTCCATTAATAATCTCTCAAAATCTTGAAACATATCCCACATATGCAATTGTGAATCTATCTGACTATATGCATAATAACATAGACACAATATTGCTAGTGAATTAACAATACACAGAATTAATATTAATTTATCTCTCATTATGTATAGAATGGCCTTAGCATTGTGGCAACTATATGCACCCTTTCAAACTCGCTGCCATTAAAAAAGTTATGATACTTTGTGTTATCGGTAACGTAAGCGCTACCATTTGCCGGCATATGAAATGCCTCGTCTTCAATGACCATCTTACATCCTTCATTTGTAATTATTGGTACGTGAATACGTGGCTCTGGATCCCTATGCCAAGAGAGGCAACTTCTAGGTGGTTTCATTAAGATACGAACACGACCTATAGCGCCAAATTTTTCCTTTAGTATATTATATACCTCTTCAAAATATGTACCCTTAAATTCAGGACATAATTCGGTATACGCCTTTTCGTCAACAGGTTCTAGTCTCTGTTCCTCGTGGTTATCTGTAAATGGTTTTGTCCAATACAGACCTCGTATATTACCACCAGTAATAGAATTCTCATCACCTGGTTTTCTATTAACACAGATAGCGTTAAAGTCAATTAACTTCTTGTCGTCTGTGTTAAATGATAAGTGTTTTTTGATATCAAGATAGGACTTGCCCAATCTATCAATATCTATGCCTAAAGCATATTCGTAGTAATGTATAAAGCTTGCCATACTCTTATTTATCCTATATAGTATAGATTATGGATAAAGGACAAAAAATGGAAAATTATATACGTGTATATGATAATGTACTAGATGAATCAATCTGTAAAAATATGATTGAGAAATTTGAGATTAATACTGACCAACAGGAAGAAACGATATTAAAAGGGCACCGTTCATTTAAAGAGATTACTCTAAACAAATTTGACGATTGGAAACCAAGTGTAGATGGCCTCTATGAAACCTTTAAGGGTAGAATCGGACAATATGCAAAAGATGTAAATATAACAAATATACAATGGCCGATTAAATATGGTTTTGAGGCAATACGTATGAAGAAGTATATGCCTAATGATATTGATGAATTTAAAGAACACGTTGATGTCGGAGATTATGCAAGTGCTCGTAGATTTCTTGTATTCTTTTTA